TGTGGAGGGTTCCCTTGTCAACCGTTCTCTAATGCGGGGCGGAGAGGGGCGCTCGAAGACACACGTGGGACGCTCTTCTATCAGATTGCGAGGATCGTAGAGGCAAAGAAACCTAGTTATCTGCTTCTTGAGAATGTCAAGCATATCCTCAAGGTGCAGAAGGGTGCTGTGTTTGAGACAATCATGAAGGTCTTTGACGATCTAGGGTACAACATGAAGCATGTTGTGCTGAGTCCACACATGTTCGGGGTTCCTCAGAAGCGCGAACGCGTGTATTTTATGGGAGTCAGGAAGGACATCGGCGAGATTGAACCGCCTCCTGAACCAGTGAAGGAGAAGGTTGTCATTCTAGAGAAGAAGGCGGAGAAGAAGTACGACATCAAACCCGAGTTCAAGAAGGTATGCGATGCGTGGAACGAGATGATCCCTGTTCTAGCAGGAACTCCCCTAGGTGTCCCTATCATTCTGGAGTACTTCACAGAGGATCCAGATGCTCCTGGACTCAAGGGGTGGAAGAAGACCTACATCAGGAAGAACAGGGCAATCTACGAGGCGCACAAGGAAGTCTGGGATGCATGGATGGAGAAGCATAAGGAGACTCTTGCAAAGAGGAAGGTCTATGCGAAACTTGAGTGGCAAGCGGGAGCAATGAAGGCAACAGACACTGTTCTTGACAATCACTACATTCAGTTGAGGCAGTCAGGGATCAGGATCAAGAACGCAACAGACTTTCCAACTCTTGTTGCGATTGTTCAAACTTCAATTGTAGGTTCAAAAGGTCGCTACATCACGCCGCGGGAGTGTGCGCGCCTTCAGAGTTTCCCAGATGATCATATTCTGCCAGAGAAGGATGCGGTCGCATACAAGCAACTAGGGAACTCGGTGAATGTGAATGTTGTCGAACATGTTGCTCGTCATTTGCTAAAACGGATTTGATTCACGGCAATAAATAGAGAGTATCAAAATGGCGACTATTCTCAACAAGGACATCTCTCTCACACTCACACAGCACCTCATCCAACTGTCTGTTCCCTTCGATGACGAGACACATAAGAATATGCGCAGGTATATTCCCTACCAACCTTGGGTAACAGCAGATAATGCGTTCATTACACTGCGGTTAGCGATTGATGTATTTGAGAACTCAATTGCTGGAACTGGAGATCTAGAAACAAAGAGAAGGAGATTTGCAGGACATCTCTGCGGACATGGGTTTGGACATTATGATGATGTTATCATTCTGCTTAGCACTTGGTTAGTACATACGAATGATTGATTCCAGTCAACTCTGCAGTCAAGTGAAAAAGAGCGCCTGCGAGGAATACGGTTACCCACTTGGAGAACCCTGCGCGCTCAGCAACATAGAAAATGGGCAGAAGGAAGAGTCCAACGAGGACCGCTTCAAAGAGGAAGTGCATTTATATCTCTCATCTATTTTTTCATATCTTCTGGACCTTCTCCTTCTCAATCTTCAGCAACACGATAGGTTTGTAGATAACATCGCAAAGATGAACCTCTGTCGTACGGCATCTTACGCAGAACACCTTGTCTGCCGAACAGGGGCACTTGAACTCGAGGTGGGTTTTCTTCTTGCAGTGTGTACACTTGGGCATCTTGAATGAGGTTGAGAGATTAGATAAAATCACATCCATTTTTAATGGAAGGGTTGAAGTCAGGTAGACGAAGGATCACCTACGGGGTTGTCGTTGATCATGATGTAGACTTCTCATTAAAAAGTTTTAGGGAAGACGTTGCAATATGCCTCGCAGACCCAAATGGTTGGGAATCAAAGGGATATAAGTTCGTTGAGGTGAAAGGAAGACCTCATGTTATGATTCATCTTTCATCCTTGAAGGGACTGAAGGACGCAGGGTGCGATTCGAATCTATCCTGTGCGGAGTTGGGAGGTCACCAGATGCGTATCAATGTTCAGCGCTGGATTCATGGCGCAAAGGCGAGTGGTCAGGATCTCAATGGATACCGACAGTATGTTATCTCACACGAAATGGGACATATCCTTGGTCGAGACCACGCAAAATGCCCTGGGAAGGGTCTTCCGGCGCCGATAATGATCCAGCAGACCTTAGGACTTCACGGGTGCCTGCCGAATACAAACGTGTAGTGGGGCACTCTCTTCTGAATTCCTTGACAGGATTGGAAAGTACCATGAACACACAGAGAACTACAATACAGACGACAATGACTTTCAGCATTGACACTACTACTTATAAAAATGGATAGTATTGTGACCGCTGTGATTGAGAAGTTTAAGAAGCGTTCGGAGTTTGGGAAGGCAAAGTATGGAACGGACCTTGATCGTAAGGACCTTTCTATCCTTGAGTGGATTGTTCATGCGCAAGAGGAGCACATGGATGCTATTCTTTATCTAGAGAAGTTGAAGACTGAGTTGAAGGACCTCAAGATTGTTCTTGATCATGTTCTACCTTCTTAGTTGGAGTAGGCAAGACCGCCCATGCCAGACATCACACGGAAGATGTTGTAGTTCACGGCATACATGCGGAAGTTGAACGGCGTCGTCTTCGTAGGCTTTGCAAGACCGTTTGCCGACACGCTATCAAACACGAGGGTCGTCGTGTCGATGCGCGAGAAGTTACAGGTTCCAGACGGCTGGTGCTCCTCAGGCTGGAGAGCGAACGAGTACACGTTGATCGGGTTCTCGTGAGGAGTATACTGAACGTTCGGGACCGTGAATGTAACTGACTGACTCGTGCCGTTCTGAATAGCAGGCTCACTCATCTGGTAGGTTCCGGTGAGACCGTTGCCCGTGCCGAACGCCGCAATGACCACTCCAGGAGGGAGGTAAGATGTAAGGGTAAGGAGTGCACCCTCGTTTATAATGTTGCCGCCACTCGGAGTGCTCGTAACCGTCAGGAGATCACCCGAGATGTCGCACGTCGCGGTGAATGTAGTCACAGTCTGGGCAACAACCTGGGAGCGCATCGGCCAGAAGGCTCCGCCCGTGTGGTGCTGGTAAGGTTGGACACGCCAGAAGTAGTCACCATAGCGCTCATCGAAACGGTCCTGTCCGTTGATCTGCAGACGAGCACGGTTCGCGATGTCATCGTAGCTGAACGGCTGAGTAAATCCAATGTTAGCAGTCAGCGTAGACCCGCAGTCCGTCTTGCGGGCGTCCTGGAACACCCACACCAACTCCTTAACCGGGTGGTTCAGCGTCAGGTCAATGCGCGCAGACGCCGTCGTCAGCGTCTGCTGGAGACCGAACTGGAGCTGGTCAATCAGATACTCGTGCGACTGCTGGGCAAAGCGACGACGCTCATCCACATCCAGGTAGATGTAGTCAATGTAGAGCGCCATGTCCTTGAGCTGAGGCAGGAGGGCGGCAGCGGCAGACACCGATGCCTGATCACCCTTGCTGACAAGATCTGTTGCAGCAGAGAGCGTGATATTGATGCGCACCTCGTGGTACTGGAGGGCGATCAGGGGAAGAGCAAGACCCGGGTTCCTGCAGAACCAGAACTGAAGGGGAATGTACAGGATCGCCGGGCGACCTCCGCACGAGGTAGCAGTCGTCTCCGTGCCACCCAGGTATCCACCAAGCATGCTATCCAACTTGACAGAGTTGTCAAAGTTAGAGGTCAGGTTCTCCCAGAGGAAGAGCCACTCGCCGTAGTGGGTATCGATGATCTGACCACCGATCTCCACCTCAATCTTCTTGAGGAGTTGGTAGCCCAGACGCCGCTCCCATGCCGCCGTCCACTTCACGCTGTTGGTGTACGTATCGGGCAACTGGACCTCAAGGTAGGTCTTGTACATCAGATCGGCGTTGCGGTTGATCACTGCAACCACACGCTGTCCATACTGGGGGGCGCCGGTGAAGTTGACACGGAACGCCTCCATGGCGAAGTTCGTATGACGCTTGTACAGCACCTTCCAGAACGTGATATGAGGATTTCCTGTGATGTAGGCATCCTGAGCACCATAAGCAACGAGTTGGAGAAGACCGCCACCCATTTAGTTTATTCTTTGATAGGATATATTCTTCTGAGTTTGACACAATGGAAGGTGGTCTCAACCAAACACAGAAGTTCTGCAAATGTATCAAGCGGGTAAAGAAGACGTTCCGAAATGAAAAAGGACCAATTGCGGTCTGCGTGAAGTCTGTTCTGTGGAAGAAGAATCGCACACTCAAGAGATTCAACTGTGGAAGGCGTGGACGGGTGATTACCCAACCTATGAAGAATCGAGTTGCAACTCGCCGTTCTACTCGGCGCCCAAAGCTCGCTTAGCAGCTAACTGTTCCGCCTTCTTTCGCGTAGTTCCTTCACCATAGTGCACTATATTGCCCTTGAGCATAATGCATACTCGAATCCGTCCATCTTCGTATGGATCCAACATCGTGTAGGTTGGCGTGGTTCCGTACTCACGCTGACAATGCTTTTGGTAGATATCCTTGTAGTTTGTAATCGTAGTCACGACATCCTGAATGTCTAGATAGGCTTCCAGTACGTTTGTGACAAATGTATATACCACATCAAACTTAGTTCCGCAATCAGTCCAGAGCGCACCAATGAACGCCTCAAAGATGTCTCCGAGTTTCTGAATGTTTTTTCGTCCATTGATCGCAACTGACTCTTCATTGTGTCGAGAGATGACGTAGAAGGCGTCCAGACCCACCTGCTGGCAAAGAGCGCCAATCCGTTCATTGTTCACCAGTTCCTTGCGAGCGTCCGTAAGGAAACCCTGCTTCTTGTCAGGATACTTCCTTCGCAAGTAGGTTGCTACACAGACGCCTAACACTGAGTCACCCTCAAACTCAAGACATTCATAGGATTCTTCTTGAAGAGGCATTACGCCAGATGGACACGGAGCAAGAGACGCCGGTCGTCCATCGGGAGTAGTATAGTCACTGCGCTTTACATACGTTGTGTGAACCATAGATGTTTGAAAGACCTTTTGGTTTACGACTCGATAGTGAGGAAGTCCGTGTCGATGAAGGATGCGGTGAATGTCCTTCTCGGTAAAGAAGCGGTTCTTGGGGTTGTAAGGTGAATAAGTATCCATTGCTTGTGGTTATCTGCCTAATCTTTTATCCGTTTTTCTACACAATGGGAAACGCTCAGTCGATGATGTATACGGCGTTGCCGGATGCACCACCCCAAGTTCATCCGGGCGGATTTATTGATGTATCTACTGTGCGATACAGGAGCACGTGGAAGAAAGATATGGCAATCGGATTTGTCTTCTTCAACCCTGCAAAGTCCAAGCGTATGCTTATGAACTACCTGTACACAATTGAAAAACTGAAACTAGCAAAGATCCCGTACTACACTCTTGAGTTGGTGTTCCACAAGTGCGAACCGGAGATTAAGGACGCTTTCCATGTGTATGCAAAGTCCCACATGTTCCACAAGGAAAGGTTGTGCACGATTCTAGAGGGTATGATTCCTTGGTATTATTCGAAAGTGATGTTCATGGATGCCGACATCATTTTTGGAAATCCTGACTGGTATGCTGAGGTCTCTGGCGCTCTGAATGAAAACGATGTGATCCAACCCTTCACCACTGCGGTCTGGATGGATCTGACGTATACGAACATCACGCAGATTCGTGAGTCTGTCATCTATATGGATAAGAAAAAGACGTTTGACCACAAACTCCACCCAGGGTTTGCGTGGGCGTTCACTCGCAAGTGGTTTCGCAAAGTAGGGTTCTTTGAATACGGAATCACAGGCAGCGGAGACACGCTCTCTGCTGCTGCGTGGTTGGGTGTCAAGTTTCCGACAACCTACCTCAAACCGGCGCTGATCCCTGCGTATGAGGAGTTTGACAAACTTCCCAAACCGAAGATCTCATGCACGTCTGGCGCTGTCTACCATCTCTACCATGGCGCCCACGTGAACCGTAAGTATGTCGACCGTCACAAGATCCTTGACGGCATCAAGGATGTTCGCAAGATCCTCCGCCCGAACTGGAGCGGCGTCTGGGAGTTCAGTGTTCGCGACATGTCGGACAAACTTCTGAACTACTTCGTCGAGAGGGTGGACGACGGGTACTGAGGACCCTTGTGGGACGTGGCACTTAAAAATAATGTGTTGAGTAAGTTCATATCATTGATGGTGAAGCCCCTGTTCACTTTGGCGACTCGACTGCTCAGCACACACGGCTCGTTCGTATGTACGGT